GAGAGCTTGTGACTCGTTAATAGTTTTGGCTTTTTGCATGCCTTTTACTTTTGGTGGTTGCATATCATTATGTTTGTTAGAGTGGGCAAGCTTTGTATTTTTTGTAGCTAACTCGTAATCGCCTTTTTCAACGCGAGTTTGCTTTTTCATTGACTTAGTTTGTTCGTTAGTTGCTTTACTTTTAAATTCTTTTTTGCCTTCAGCTGTACGGTCTCTCATATCTTTTTGACCTTCTGGTACAGGGGGTAAGTTTGCTCCGGTCTTTACTTCTTCTAAACAATCGACGGGAACCGTGACTAAGTTACGCCAAAAACCTGGAGAAACTTCTTCATAGCAATCAGCAAGACCAGCTGGTGCTTTATCTGCACCTTCAGCACTATATCTTGCACCAGCACTATAGCTGTGTAGTTTACCCACTCTAATGTTATTACCAGTACTGATAATATCTTTAACACGTTGTTTAATGTTTTCACCCAGCTGCTTAAAACTATCCATATTTTCATAGCCGGTTTTTAATTTAACCACGTCGCCTACAAGAAATCCATTGCCTTGAGTTTCGCGGTAGGCCTCCTGGAATAAAGAGTCAAACTTACTGTTTTTCATATAATGATATTACTTACTCCCTCCCTAAGTATTTTACAATGCCATCCATAAGTTTTACAGGTTTACAAAAGGTAAATGTAAGCAATAACTATACTTACTCGGATTTACATCTAGACTTTAGCAACCCTATTAATAAAGATTTAAAAGCAGATTATGATGAGGCTGCTATTAAGAACTCCATTTATTCATTATTTAACACATTACCCGGTCAAAGCTTATTAAATCCTACTTACGGATTAAACTTAGTTAAATACTTGTTTGAGCCAGTGACAGAAGACAATGCTAGAAATATAGGTAATGATATAGTTACGGGATTGTCTTTGTACGAACCAAGAGTTAAGGTATCTAATGTTAATATACGTTTAAACTCTGACGAGCAAAGTTATTACATTGAATTAAATATAATAATGCCATACCTTAATAAAGTCATTAACGTACCTGGCACCCTAACTAGAACCGGATATACTATTTTATAAAATGTCAACAACCTATACAGATGCATCAGCTCTAAACATTCAACCGAACGAATACGTTGCGTTTGATGCTACAAATCTTAGAGACTTCATGCGTACCCGCTTAACACAAAGCGGCTTGTTTACAGATCAGTATCTAGAAGGTTCTAATCTTAATGCAATAAACAGCGTTATTGCATATGCTTTCCATACGTTTATGTTTTACCTAAACAAGACTTCTTCAGAGTCTATGTTTAGTGATGCCCAGATTTACGAAAACATTAACCGTGTAGTAAAGATTATAAACTACTCCCCTATAGGCATACAAACCTCTACAGTCACGTTTGATTGCTCTGCAACAGCTGATCTACCAATAGGCTCATATACAATACCTCGTTACTCTTTTGTCAGGGTTAATAACTCACCTTATACATTTAATACAGATGTTACTTTTACAAAAACTTTATCAACCGATCAATATATACCTAATGTAGGCAATCAGGTTATAATGTATCAAGGTAAGTGGACGGAGTACCCGCTTTATATAGCTCAAGGCACAGTAAACGAAACAGTATTCGTTGCACCTGGTAGTGCGGTGTATGTAGATCACTTTAATATTGATGTATATGTACAGAGTGCTGCAACTGGTAAATGGACACAATGGATTCGTACAGAATCGTTGTACCTACAAGGGGCAACAGATACAACTTATGAAGTAAGGTATAATGAAAGTCGTAACTACGAACTTAAGTTTGGTAATGGTATAAACGGTCAAAAGTTAAACCCTAACGACGTAGTTGCAGTTTACTATCTACAGTCTTTAGGTACAGGTGGTCAAATCGCAGCTAATGCTCTAGCAGGTTTACCTGCAGTACTATACAATACTGCTCAGTTTAATACTATAAGCAATGATGTATTTAGCCCTGATTTACAGTACTTAGATGATAATAGCATCACTTACCTCAAGCTTAGTAACGCTAATCCATCTACAGCTTATACGGCTGCTGAAAATGCAGATAGTATTCGTGCCAATGCTCCTGCAGCTTACAAATCACAATATAGACTAGTAACTGCAAACGATTATAAAAACTTTGTAAAGAGTACATTTAGCGGTATCATACAAGATGTAGTGGTGTTTAACAATAATGATTATGTTAACAACCATTTACGTTATTTGTATAATATTGGTTTAACTAACCCAAATCAAGATAATAGAGTACTATACAATCAAGTTGCGTTCTCTACTTCGTGTAACTTTAACAATGTATACATTTATGTATTACCTCGTGCTACACAAGCCAATACTAACAGCTACATCAACTACTTAACACCTGCACAAAAGTCTCTTATTACTAATGCTGCATTAAACAAAAAGACTCTTACTTCAGACATTATAGTAATGGATCCAGTTTATAAAACAGTTACTATAGGTTATAGCAGTAAGACTGGTGAAGATATTAACACTATTATTAATAATACAAGATTGACAGTTACGTTGGAACGCACAGCAAAGATTTCTACCCAACTTCTACAAAATCAAATAACTGGTATTATTACCGCGTTTTTTGATCCAACAAAGCTAACATTAGGTTATAATATAGACTTAATAAGTCTAGCTGCTCAAATCGAAAGTATACAGGGTGTTAACCAAGTATATACACAGAGATTAGATACTGGAGAGATTGTACAAGGGGTATCTCTAGTGATATGGAATCCTTCTTATCCGGACAACGATATTTCTATTGCTACTAAAAACTATCAGTTATTAGACTTCCAAGCTCTGTATTTAAATGATATTAACAATGTAACCAATCGCATTATTGTATCGACCGATGTTTCTCAAGATACATCAGTTATTAACATTTAAAGACATTTGTGAACGTTTCTGATTACATACTACCATCAGGTTTTACTATAAGCCCTGTTAATAGCGGGTTTACATATGCTACTCCTATTACATGTACTGTTAGTACAAAGCAAGGTGTACAACCAGCTGCAGTACTAAACTCTTTAAACTTATTCGTACAATACGGAGATGGTACTGAAACAGAGATAACACAAGTAACTGATAGTGCCATTGTTGCACCCGCTCACACATACAAATGGCCTGGTGCATATGAAGTAAAGTTAGCTGTTATACCTAAAGATGGTAGTTTGTTGCAAAGTTATTCTAAAACATTTTCTGCATTTAACTATATTACAGACTTCATGCAATGGAACTACGGTCAGTGGCCGGAGTTAACTACCGTTAATAGAAGTCATGGAGCGGTGTTTCACGGCTTTCAATCTTGCCCCCCTGGACCTCTTTATAGTGCTACTCCGTTGTCATTTACGTTTAGTGTATCTAACCAGTTAAGTAGTGATGTTGTGTTTGAGGTATATGCAGATAGTTCTTTATCTCAGCCCTGGGAAGTAGTAACCCCGGATAATAAGTTTGCACAGTTAAGACCACGTTGGAGGTTCACCGATACAAGCGGTAACGTTGTCACATCTATATCTGCAACAAACATTACCCCGGTTTATATTAAACCTGATGGCACTCAAACTACAGCAGTAAATGGTATATTAGTAGGCTATTATGGTACTATAGACTTTTACTACATTGACGATATACCCTCTCTAGTATATAGCACTAACACATTTACAGCTAACTTACCAACAGTATGGGTAACATACAATACTAGTTTTGTACCAAACTTACAAGATAGAAATGATGGAAGTGCTCCTTCCTATTCAAATAGCAATGTGCTACTATCTTCTTATTTTTATGTAAAAGCTTTATCTGCAGATCACTTTAATGTTACAGTTAACGGTGGCAATATACCTTTACCTAAAACGCTATGGGCTGATACAGATAATCAGTTTATAGTTACGCTTAATAGCCCGGTACTTTCTTCAGCTGATTTTAGTAATAAAGTACTATTAAACTACCCTCTAGTAGGAACTACTAATAGTATTTCTGCAACAGTTGCGCCCGCTTCGGCCGCTACAACATTTACCCCTGTTTTTAGTTTAAGTAGATATGATAGTATAAACAGAGATACAGGAGGGTTCTATAAAAACATTCTTAGTACTTTACCATTATCCGCTGTTACTCAAACAACTAATGTTAGTGCTTCTTTAGTTGTAGGCACATATGCATTAACTACAATAAATGAACCACATGTAAGTTATTATTCTAAGGCTAATGGTTTAGCCGGTGCTACAACAAGTGTAATAGCAGTGTCTAGTGTTTATAACTTTGATGTAGTTAACTATTACAACAAGTATTTTGTACGTAAAATAAACGAAAACTTCAACTACGGTGCTTTATTACAATCGTATATGTTACAGCCGTTTATGGCTGATAATGTAAACCTGATTGGTTATCTCTCAGCCGTAGGTGGTGATAGTTTTCAATATAACGAAAACTTCGGTACATTAGCATATGAAAAGACCGCTAACTTTGTTGCTAATAATGCCGATCCATTAAATAGCGGAGTAGATCAGTTATATTCTCTTGCTGCATTGGTTGATACGGAGTTTGATAACTATAACTACAACCCACCGCCAGTACTAAAGAGACAGTTTGATTTATATTCAACCCCTCATGAACGTTTATGGGGTACAAGAGAAAAATACAATACAGACTTTAACAATAGAGGATACCATGTTAATCTAGGTGGTACTTTAAGCGCTTATGGTATTAGTACTACTACAGTGTCTGCGGGTCAAAAAATAGTAGTTAATGATATTTTTGATTCTAGCTTTTTTGAGTTGTTAGAGGTACCCGCTATAAACTCTTATACAAGTATTTCTGCAAACAACATGCAGATGTATTTTCCGCCAGCTTCATCTTTAACTTTCCCATTAACAGCTTACCCTTTAAGTGCGTTTTATGGTTGGGGATTGAGAACACCTGTAAATGGTAACTATAAGTTCTTTGTATTTAATGATGAATATACCAACACACCTGTAAACAATCTTATTGATTGGAACACTCGTACAGATGGTTTATCTACAACTTTAACTGAAACCGCTTCTTCTGTAAAAGACTGGTATGCAGATGGTGGTATACTTGAAAACATATACAGTTTCTATTTAACTAAGGGACTAAACTTCATAGGAAGTAAGTATTACCAGCTCACAGGCACTATACCTCAATCATGATAAGTTTTAAAAAATATTATACAGAAAGCATTATACAAGAGGCAGCTGTGGACGATACTCTCAAAAAGCATTTGTCTCATATGGAAGACCTTGCTATAGAAGAAGGTAAAAAAGGATTTAATAAGTTCGTTGAACAAGTAGAGAACTTTACATCTTTGCTAGAAGGTTTTAACAGCAAGACAACTGTTAACTTTAAGATAGATGGTGCACCTGCTCTATTTTGGGGTATAGATGAAACTCAAAATCCTGAAACCGGGGAATATAATAATCAGTTTTTTATCTCAACCAAGTCTTTCAAACGAGTACACAGTGAACAGGAAGCGGATGAAATATATAAAGAAGCTCCTGGTTTAAGAGAGGTTATTAGAACAGTATTTCCTTATTTAAAAAATGGGTACGATAACTCAGGTTTAACATATCAAGGCGATTTATTATTCTCTCCAGCTAGACCACCTACAGTAAAAGACTTAGGGGGTAAACAATGTTTAACATTTCAACCTAATCTTATAACTTATGCTATACCAGTTGATCCTGCTTCTGAACTATATAATATAGCTTCAAAAGCACCGGTTGGTATAGTAGTACATGCTGCATTTAATGCTGCAGGTCAAATGCAAAGCAGAGACACCGCTCGAGTAGTATATAGTTTAAAGAAAGCAGGCGTGTTTGCAGAAGGTTCAAATATTAAGAGTCTTAATATACAGATTGATCCTAACTTAAAAAATACTTTACACGGTCTACTAAATGACGCAAAAAGACAAGTATCTACCGTAGATAACGCATTTGATGCAGAATATAGTACAGGCGGGTTTATTACTACTAAATTAAAGGAGTACTTAAACTATATGGTGCGCGAGACAGGCGGTATATTTAAAGCTGCTGAACAAGGAGAGTCGTTTGATATTAATAAGTTCTTAAACGGTTTTTATACATTCGTAAACAACAAGCTTGTAACAAAAGCTGCTACAGGTAGTGCTAGAGTACAAGCCAATGCTAGAACAAAATCAGAAGATATAAAAAAGTATCTTATAGAACACAAGAAAGACTTTGCAGGCTTAATAGGTGCTACATATGATATGTTACGTATTAAGCTTATATTTCAGCATTTATTAGCTAACACTGAACACAAGCTCAATGGTATGCTGTCTTATATACCTGTAGGAGATGAATGGATATATGCTCCTGAAGGTGAAGGTAAGGTATTATATATTGGGGACACTCCTAACCAAGTAAAGATAGTAAACCGTAGCAAGTTTAGTAAACTTAACTTTTCATATTCAGGGGAACGTGGTAGAAAACCTGCTACTGTAACAGAAGAAGGGCCGGCAACTGAACAAGAAGCACAAAGCATTGGCTTCTTCGGTGGTGGTTTTAATCCTCCTCATATCGGTCATTTTAATACAGCTCTAGAAGCTGCTAAACAGAATAATGATCTTTATATTGTGGTAAGCCGTAAAGACAGAGACAATACTGGCATTGATATTAATAAAAAGTTAGCATTGTGGAAACTTTTTGTACCTTTACTAGAACGTAATAAAGCTAAAATACATATAGTAGAAGCAGATGTATCTCCTATTGCTACTATTTATGGCTATGTTAATGACATAAACCAATCTCCTCTAGCAAATGAAATAACAGTTAAAGCATATGTTGGTCAAGACCCGGTTGACATGAAAGCATATGAAAGACTAAACCATAATAGCTATCCTAATGTAGGTAAGATTGAAATAGTACCTATACCAAGATCAGCAAGTGGTACAGATTTTAGAAACTTATTAGCTGCAGGTGATATTAAGAGCGTAATGAACTTAATACCACAGGGTGTAGATAAATCGATGTATTTAAAAATACTAACCGGTCAATAATCACACTCTTCAATACACTCTCTCAAGTGACGTATAGCTTCAAGAACTAATGGTGCGTGTGGGTGATTGCTATCAGCAGCCCAACCATGACCACATTCTTCAGCAAAATGTAAATGTTGTTTAAGTAGAGACAAATGCGGGCTTGGTTCCTTTTCTTCTGCTGCTAGACTTTGTCCTTGTTGAGTACCACCGAAATCTGCATTAGGACCAGCTGCTCCAATATTACCGGAGTTGTTTACATCTCCAGTAGGCTCTTCCATTACTGGTTGTTCATAACCTCTCTTACACTCTTCTTTAAGTGTACCATCTTCATTAAAGCAATGGGATACTGGATGTTGGGTTTCTTCATCCCAGCAACCCTCAGC